TTGTCTGTTAGGACTGAACTTGTTGGTGGCACTGGGAAATACGGGCGTCTTCTGGGTTGGCTTTACATTGGGGACGACAGTGTGTCCCTTAACGAGCAAATGATTACCGAAGGATATGCTCATGCATATGATGGTGGCACCAAGGATATGAACCTTGAAGCACTAAAAGAAATTCGTAGAGCACATGGAACCCTTACCTGATCCGTCTTCAGAAGAATATGATTATACAGTATATGTTCGTATCGATGAGGTAAGAGCGTTATACAGTCATATTTGTTTTGCAATCGAAACATGGCCTGGCAGTCCTAGGAGACCAGCAGAAGAACAAGAATATCTCAAATCCCTTAGGACGCGCCTGTTTGCGATGATTGCAGATTATTCTTTCTCAGAAAATACATAATTCGTAAACAATTGTTACACTATTTTTTCTCTACATAGTCGTATAATACTTTGTAGCGTAGTGTAACAAAATGCTCGGACTCTATGTATTAATCACTTGTTTTATTCTACTTGTAGCATATGCAGGTATGGAAGAAACTATACGCCTCTTCGCATACATTGATCTTGTAATTAGGTATCAATGGATTAAATTTAGAATGTTTATGATGAGGCGCAAATTAGAACAACAACTTATAAAGGATCTACCTGATTACAACAAACTCATAAAGGAATTAAAAAATGACCAACGATAAGGAACTGTCGGATCTCAAGCTTGAGAGAAAAGAATGTCCTAAATGTGGTGCTATTTGGATTAACGGCAAACACATGTTTAGTGGCACAGCTGCATCCTACAACAGAAGTGAATTAGATCTTGCTGGATTGGTTTGTAATAAACTAGGTGATGACACTTGTATCAACCCATCAAAAGGAAAAGAGGGTGGAACTACTTGGGAATATCGTTCTGGATATATTGATGGTGTGATTAAAGGAAAGAAAGATGCCATGGAAGATTTGCGCGACAAATTTGATGAGTCATAAATACTAGTGGTGAACTAATATTTTGTTGTGGCAAGTAATGATGTATATTTGGGCAATCCCAACCTGAAAAAGGCTGGGACCCCAATACAGTTTACAAAGAAGCAAATTGATGAGTGGATCAAGTGTAAGAATGATCCCATCTACTTTGCGATGAACTATATTAAAATCATTTCTCTTGATGAAGGTTTGGTGCCTTTTGAGATGTATGATTTTCAAAAGAAAATTTTGAATGATTTTCATGAAAACAGATTCAACATCGCAAAGCTCCCAAGACAAACAGGAAAATCTACTACTGTTGTCGCTTATCTTCTTTACTATGCAATTTTTTACGATAGTGTTAATATTGGCATTCTTGCAAACAAGGCATCTACCGCTAGGGAACTGCTAGGAAGATTACAACTTGCTTATGAGAATCTACCAAAGTGGATGCAACATGGTATCCTTGTATGGAACAAAGGTAATGTCGAACTTGAGAACGGATCAAAGATTCTGGCTGCTTCTACATCTGCAAGTGCTGTCCGAGGCATGTCGTTCAATATCCTCTTCCTCGATGAATTTGCGTTCGTTCCAAACCATGTTGCGGAGCAATTCTTTGCCTCTGTTTATCCTACTATTACTTCTGGTAAATCAACGAAAGTAATTATTATCTCTACGCCTAATGGCATGAATCACTTCTACAAGATGTGGGAGGATGCTAGTAGGGGCAGGAATGATTACACTACAAACGAAGTCCACTGGTCTCAAGTTCCTGGAAGGGACTCCAAGTGGAAAGAAGAAACAATTAAGAACACATCTCCAAGACAGTTCGCGCAGGAGTTTGAATGCGACTTCCTTGGATCTGCTGATACTTTAATCAGTCCATCAAAATTACAAAATATACCATTCCACGATCCGATTAAATCAAATGCTGGACTTGACATTTATGAGAGAGCAGAAAAAGATCACGAATATATTATTACTGTCGATGTTGCCAGAGGAATTGGTGGCGACTACAGTGCTTTTGTCGTGTTTGATATCACCACGATGCCGTATAAGATCGTTGCGAAGTACAGAAATAATGAGATTAAACCTGTACTGTTTCCCTCGGTCATCTTTCAAGTAGCAAAAGAATATAACAACCCATATATTCTAGTTGAAGTAAATGATATTGGAGATGGTATTGCTTCCACTCTCAATTATGATCTTGAATATCCTAACGTACTTATGTGTGCGATGCGTGGTAGAGCAGGTCAAGTCGTGGGGCAAGGATTCTCAGGATCAAAAACCCAACTAGGTGTTAAGATGAGTGTAACGGTCAAGAAGATCGGTTGCTCTAATCTCAAAGCTATCATTGAAGAAGACAAGTTATTGTTTAATGACTTTCAGATCTTCCAAGAACTTACTACGTTTGTACAGAAGAAGCAAGCATGGGAAGCAGACGAAGGATATCATGATGACCTTGTAATGTGTATGGTTCTCTTCGCATGGTTAGTCATGCAGGAATATTTTAAGGAGATGACAGACCAGGATATCAGAAGGAGAATTTATGATGAACAACGTAATCAAATAGAACAGGACATGGCTCCTTTTGGTTTTATGGATGACGGTATGGGGGACGACACCTTTCTGGACGCAGATGGTGATCTGTGGGCGTATGGAGATAAGCAGGAAGAAGTCGGATATATGTGGAACTACTGATGGATATTGGAGACCAGTTTTCTTTAGAACATTTACTTTTTAGAGAAAGAAAATGTAGGTCATGCAGTAAAAATAAAAATTTAATAGAAGATTTTTACATGACTCGTAAATCTAAAAAAGGTCATCCATCTGCATATGCATATGAATGTAAGGACTGTACAGTTAAAAGGGTGATGGCATCTAGAAAAAAGAGTAAAGATAAACCAGACATACCATACGATCCTGTCCCTAGATTCGGACCAGACATCTATCCAGATTGGTAGTTCATGCACAGTTCACCACCTTTGAAGAGTCAAAAAATCTAAATAGATTTAGATAATTTTTGGAGTATCCAAGGAGAAAAACATGGCAAGTCAAGTCTCGCCTGGTGTTGTTATTAGAGAACGTGATTTATCAAATGCAGTAGTTGTAGGTGCATCATCTATTACAGCAGCATTTGCTTCCAGTTTTAAAACTGGACCAGTAGGCACAATTACACAAATTAATTCAGAGAGAGAACTAATCGATACCTTTGGTTCTCCTACAGAGGAGAACGCAAGCGATTGGTTAGTCGCTGCAGAATTTTTAAACTATGGTGGTCGTCTCGCAGTGGTTCGTGCAGAAACTACTGTTGACAACGCGACTGCTTCTGGAACAGGTGTTCTAGTTAAATCAAAATCCGATTTTGATGCTGGCGTAGGTTCCAGTGAAAAGTTCATTGCACGTTCAGCAGGTGCTGATGGTAACAACCTCAAGGTTATTATCGTAGACCGTGGTGCAGATCAAATCGTCACTGTTGACGCTGCTCACAACTCTGCTCCTGCAGTAGGTGATGTAATCACCGTTGGCGGTAAAGCAGGTAAAGTTTATTCTATCTCTTCTGATGGTTTAACAATCGCTATTGTTCTAGATTCTCCTGGAACTCTTATTGCTGTAGCAGATACCATCACTGGTGCTGGTGCAGGAAGTGCTGATCTAAATGTAACAGCAGTAAAAGGTTGGTATAACAATACCGAAATTGCATCGACAGGTTTAAAACTATCTGCGATTGCTCCACGTCCTAGTACTTCTGCTTGGGCATCTGAGCGTCATCTAAAGTTTGATGAAGTTCACGTTGCTATCTTAGATGAAAGCACAAACACAATTGTTGAAAGATTAACATATCTTTCTAAAGCAAGTGATGCAAGAACTGCAGAAGGTGCTTCTAACTTCTATAAGGATTCTATTAACGAATTCTCTTCTACAATTTACACTGGTGCAACACTAAGTGGTGCTGATGTTGCTGCTTATGGTTCTGGTGCATGGGGCGGTACTGCTGCTTCATACAGTGCTACTGCTGCAGCGCCTGTAACTTTAGGAATCTCTACTCTAAGAGAGTACGGACTAACTGGTGGTAGTGATGACTACACATATACAGTTGGTGAAATCGATGCTGCATATGACAAGTTCTTGGATACAGAAGATGTATCGGTTGACTTTGTTCTAGGTGGTGGTTCTATCACTTGGGCAACAGGTGAAGCTGGTTACAGTGATGCTGCTGCAGCAACTCTTGGTAAGTATGCTTCTGTTGTTGGACTTGCAACTTCCAGAACTGATTGCCTAGCATTCGTTTCTCCTTACGTTGGCAACCAAGTTGCTACTTCTGGAAACGCAGCATTAGCTCCTTCAGCACAAAGAGATAATACTATCGCATTCTTCGATGGTTTACCTTCTACTTCTTATGCAGTATTCGATAGTGGTATCAAGTATACATATGATCGTTTCAACGATAAGTATCGCTACATTGCATGTAACGGAGACGTTGCTGGTCTGTGTGTAAGAACTTCACTTTCACTTGCTGACTGGTATTCCCCTGCAGGTGTTAACAAAGGTGCTTTACGTAATGTAGTTAAACTTGCATACAATCCTGGTGCTGCAGATAGAGATGATCTCTACACTTCTAGAATCAACCCTATCGTTTCTCTTGCTGGCGCTGGTCCTGTTCTATTCGGTGATAAGACAGCATTGTCTTCTCCATCTGCTTTTGACAGAATCAACGTTCGCCGTCTATTCCTCAACATTGAGAAGAGATCTAGACAACTTGCAAGAGGCGTACTATTCGAGCAAAATGATTCTCTCACCCGTGGTGGTTTCGCTTCCGCTATGAATGGGTTCCTTGCCCAAATCAGAGCTGACAGAGGCTTGACCGATTTCTTCGTCGTTTGTGACGAAAGCAATAACACTGCTTCGGTTATTGATGCTAACGAGTTCGTTGCTGAACTTTATCTACAACCTACTCGATCCATCAATTATGTAACAGTTACATTAACTGCTACGAGAACTGGAGTTTCCTTCAGTGAAGTTATTGGTAGATAATTAGTAATAATAAGATAAACGTAACGAGGTAAAAACAATGCCACTTCCATCAAGTATCGACGGATTTCTAGGTAAAATTAAACAGGGCGTTAAGCCCAATATGTTTGAGGTAGAAATTCAATTTCCACAAAACTACAAAGTCGCTAACGATGACATCCAACTTACAAACTTACTTTGTAAGTCCACGAACCTTCCTGGTTCTAACTTAGGTGTTATCGAAGTTCCTTTCAGAGGTAGAACTGTCAAGATTGCGGGTGACCGTACATTTGACAACTGGAGCGCAACATTCTTCAATGACAAGGACTTCAAAGTCCGTGGTTTCTTTGAAGAGTGGTCCCAGTTTATTAACACTCACGAGAAGAACACTGCTCCTAGATTCATTCCTGAATTTAGTGACTCTGGTTACATGGCAACCGTTAAGGTCCATCAACTAGAGAAAAATGCTACCGAACCTGGTGGTTCTATTATTAGAACTTACAGTTTGATGCATGCGTTCCCAACTTCTGTATCTTCTATTGATCTTGCTTATGATAGCAACGATCAGATCGAAGAGTTCACAGTTGAATTCCAAATGTCTTACTGGGAAACTTCTGGTAATACTGCAGGTAACGCAGCAGCTAGTGCAAATAACGGTGGAGCAACCCTCGCGTAAGTGGGGAATTCTCAACCTGATAAATAGTTGGAAGCGCACTTATTTGAATAGGTAATTATGAGTCAGTTATTTGGCTTCCAAATTAATCGCAAGGAGGGTCAGAAGGGTCAGTCCCCTGTCCCTCCTAATGCTGATGAGGCAATGTCGATTGCAGCGGGTGGTTATTATGGAACATATGTAGATACGGATAATCAAGCTCGTAATGAGTTTGAGATGATCCGTCGTTATCGTGACATGGCACTACACCCTGAAGTTGATAGTGCAGTTGACGAAGTTGTTAATGAATTTATTGTAAGTGATGTTTATGATTCTCCAGTAGAAATTAATCTAGATAATCTAGATTCTGGAATGAATATTAAAAAGAAAGTTAGAGATGAATTTAAACACATTTTAAAACTTTTAAACTTTGACAATCGCGCACATGAGATTGTTAGATCTTGGTATATTGACGGACGTTTATATTATCATAAGGTTATCGATTTAGATAATCCAAAGAAAGGTATTACGGAACTTCGATATGTTGATCCCATGAAGATCAAGAAGGTCCGACAAAAAATTGAAAACAAACCGAAAGATTCTCTAGCTCGCCAAGCAATCAAGGGCACTGCACTTGAGTATGAATACGGAACGTTTGTTGATTACTATCTGTATAATCCAAAAGGATTTTATAAAGGTGGTGTATTAGGACCAGTTGGTGACATGTCATTGTCTCAAGGTGTCAAGATGGCACCTGATTCAATTACATTCTGTCCTTCTGGACTACAAGATTTAAACAAAAGAATGACTCTTGGTTTCCTACACAAGGCAATCAAGACACTCAATCAACTTAGAATGATTGAAGATTCAATTGTTATCTACAGATTATCACGCGCACCTGAACGTAGAATTTTCTACATCGATGTTGGTAATCTACCTAAGGTAAAAGCGGAACAATATCTTCGTGATGTTATGAGTCGCTATCGTAATAAGCTAGTGTATGACGCAAATACTGGTGAAATGCGTGACGACAAAAAGCACATGAGTATGCTTGAGGATTTCTGGTTGCCTCGTAGAGAGGGTGGACGTGGTACTGAAATTACTACGCTGCCTGGAGGACAGAACCTTGGAGAACTTAAGGACGTTGAGTATTTTAAAAAGAAACTTTATAACTCTCTCAATCTTCCTCCTTCCCGTCTCACAGACGATAATAAAGGATTCAATCTTGGTAAGACCACTGAAGTCCTCCGTGACGAACTTAAGTTCACGAAGTTCATTGGTCGTCTCCGCAAGAGATTCAGTGAAATGTTCCAGGACATGCTTAAAACTCAACTCATTCTCAAAGGAGTAATTGCTCCTGAAGATTGGGAAGATATGAAAGAGCATATCCAGTACGACTTCTTATTTGATAATCACTTTAATGAATTAAAAAACATTGAAATGATGAACCAAAGAATGATGACTGTTAGTCAAATGGATCCTTTTGTTGGAAAGTATTTCTCTGTGGAGTATGTTCGTAAAGAAATTCTCGGACAAACTAACAATGATATGCGTGAAATTGATAAGCAGATGAAAGCAGATATTGCTTCTGGTCTTGCTATTGATCCAGCAGAAACAAATATGTTAGATACAATGACACAACAGAACACTGCACTTGCTCCTGAAATTCAAACAATGCAGGCAGATGATGCTGCGGAAAGACAAGAACTTGCTGCTGATTCAGCGTCAGAAAGAGAAGTAGATAAGGCAAAGAAAATGCCGTCACCTTCCGCATCTACTAAATAAATTATACTGAATTGTTATTATGGCAGAACACACTGAAGTAAACACACATCAAGGTGAAGTAGATATCGTTAACCAAATTGCGAATAACGATAGAGCTCAAGCAATTGATGCTATTCATGACATGTTATTTGCTAAAGCATCTGATGCTATGGCAGATTACAAAAAAGTGGTAGCAAACACATTCTTCGATGAACCAACCGAAACAGAAACCGATGAAACTGATAACGGAAACGATTGAAAACGTCCAAGTCCTCACTGAGGAAAGAGACGGAAAGAAACTTCTTTATATTGAAGGTGTTTTCCTTCAGTCAGAACTAAAGAACCGCAACGGTCGTATGTACCCTTTCTCTGTTCTCAACCGTGAAGTTGAGAGATACAATGAAGAGTATGTTAAAACCAAACGTGCTCTTGGAGAACTGGGTCACCCAGACGGTCCTACTGTCAATCTCGACAGAGTTTCTCACAGGATTACAGATCTAAGAGCAGAAGGCAATAACTTTATTGGCAAGGCACAGATTCTTGATACACCAATGGGTAATATCGCAAAAAGTTTGTTAGGTGAAGGTGTTCAATTAGGTGTTTCTTCTCGTGGTATGGGAAGTATTCAGAAGAGTGAAGAATGCAGTATTGTTGCAGATGACTTCATGCTAACAACTGCTGCTGATATTGTAGCAGATCCTTCCGCACCTGATGCTTTTGTTAATGGCATCATGGAAGGTAAAGAATGGGTATGGGACAACGGTCTCCTAAAGGAGCGCGAAGTTGCTAAATACCAACGTTATATTGAAAGCGCATCGCGTTATCAGTTAGAAGAGAGAACGCTCAAAGCTTTTGAGCATTTTCTTGGAAAACTTTAATATAATAAATAAACTATAGATTAATAATACGGAAATTACGAGGTAAACTCAAATGTCAGATAAGCTTAACGAAAAATTTGAGGAGTTCGTTACCGAGCAAAAGGTGATCGTAGAGAACGCGGCAGATCCAATGCCTACTGTTTCTGCTAACGTTATTCCTGGCACTGGTAGTGAACCCTCTCAGGTTTCTGACGCTCAGACTGGTTCTGGCGGCAAGGATCCTATGCCTACTGTTCAACCAGGAGTTGCTCCTGGGCAATCTGCTCCTGCAGATCTTGGCGGTACATCGACTGCTCCTAACGAGGATGACGATGATGGCGAAGAGAATCCTGGCGCTAAGGCATCAGCACCTGTATCACAAGATGGCAGCGTAACCTCTACCGCTGGCAAACCTGGTGATGCTGCAATGCCTACAGTTGGTGCAGATGTTGCATACGCAACTAGCACTGGTCCTGCAGTTACCTATCCTATCAAACCATCGTTTGAGGATCTTGACGTTTCCGCTGACATCAACGCCCTAGTAGAGGGTACAGAACTCACAGAAGATTTTGCTGAAAAAGCAAAGACAATCTTTGAAGCTGCTATCAAAGTAAAAATTTCTGAAGAGTATGACAAGCTTGTAGAACACTTTGCCACTGAATTGGATAAGCAAGTTAATGCCTCTAAGGCAGAACTATCCGAAGAAGTTAATGGCACTGTGAACTACGCTATCGGTCAATGGGTTGAGCAAAATCAAGTTGCTATTGACCGTGGCATCAAGAATGAGATCACTGAGGACTTCATTGCAGGTCTTAAGGGTCTCTTTGAAGAACACTATATCGCTATCCCCGACGAAAAAGTCGATGTGGTAGAGGGTATGGCTGAATCAATTCGTGAGATGGAAAATCGCCTTGACGAACAGGTCAAAGCAAATGTGAAATTACAAAATAAACTTAATGAGTCTGCCAAAATCAATATTCTGAACACTGTTTCAGAAGGACTTGCAGATACTCAAAAAGACAAACTCGCAGCACTCGCTGAGGGTCTAGAGTTTGTTTCCGAAGAATCATTCTCCAAGAAGGTGAAAACCATCAAGGAAGCATATTTCAAGGAAGCAACTGTAACTCAAAGTGAAGTTGCAGATGAAACTCCAGTAGAAGGAGAGGGCGCAGAGGTAACACCAGCAATGGCACAATACCTCACCGCACTCAACCGCTGGCAATCATAATTAATCTTTATCCCAATTTTTTCAAAAGAGCAAAAAAATGTTTAATTCCAAAGCTCTAACCGAAAAGTGGTCACCTGTTCTAGGTCATGAAGGCTCTGTTGCCATCAAAGACAATTATAGAAAGGCTGTTACCGCTGTTCTGTTAGAAAACACAGAATCACAACTACGTGAAGAGCGTGGTATGATCAACGAAGCATCCAACACTGTTGGTGCTATCGGTACAAACGCACTATCTGGTAGCGGTCTCGGTACTCAAACTGGTGGACTTGCAGGTTTCGATCCTGTAATGATCTCCCTAATCCGTCGTGCCATGCCTAACTTGGTAGCATACGACATCTGTGGCGTTCAACCAATGAGCGGTCCTACTGGACTAATCTTTGCAATGAAGTCACATTACCAAGAGAATGGCGCTGCACTACGCGCTGGTTCAGAAGCACTCTACAACGAGCCTGACACCAACTTCTCTGGTAACTCACAGGGTCCTGCAGCATACAACGACCCCGCTTCTCCCCTTGGAGACGGTGGTACTACCGATGCTAACCCTGGACTGCTTAACGACGCCACAGGCGGCGGCACAACTGCTGCTAACTACGAGCGCCAAGCAGGCAACATTGCTCGCGAAGACGCTGAAGCACTAGGATCGGGTTCGACCCTATTCAACGAAATGAGCTTCAGCATTGAGAAGACCTCTGTTACTGCAAAGACCAGAGCTCTCAAAGCAGAATACACTCTAGAATTGGCACAAGACCTTAAGGCTATTCACGGTCTTGATGCTGAGCAAGAACTTGCTAACCTATTGTCTAGCGAGATCCTTGCAGAAATCAACCGCGAAGTAGTTCGTACTGTATACACCGTTGCTAAAACTGGTGCTCAGAACAACGTTGCTAACGCTGGTGTATTTGACCTTGACGTTGACAGCAACGGTCGTTGGTCGGTTGAGAAATTCAAGGGACTTATGTTCCAGATCGAAAGAGATTGCAACGCCATCGCGCAGCAAACTCGTAGAGGAAAGGGCAACTTCATCATCACTTCTGCTGATGTAGCTTCCGCTCTTGCCATGTCTGGCACCCTTGACTATTCTTCAGGTCTAACTGGCGCTGGTGGTCCTTCCATCGGTGAAGTTGATGACACTGGAAACCTTCTAGTTGGTACTATGAACGGTCGCATTAAGGTCTTCGTTGATCCTTACTCTGCTAACGTCTCTAACACCCACTACTACGTTGCTGGATACAAAGGTTCTTCACCTTATGACAGTGGACTCTTCTACTGCCCATATGTACCCCTCCAGATGTTACGCAGCATCGACCCTAGCACCTTCCAGCCTAAGATTGGCTTCAAGACACGCTACGGTATGGTTGCTAACCCATTCGTTGTACAAGCGAACGGAACACCTGATGCTGAGGCACTTACACACAACCGCAACCAGTATTACAGACGTGTTCGCGTTGCGAACCTCACCTGATATAGGTTACGAATTCAACACAGGGACCCTACGGGGTCCCTTTTTTTGTGCTTAAATAGAAGTAGTAAATCCCTATTGTTATGCCCCGTGGTAGCTTACACAAAACAGATATGCTTGCAAAAGTATATAAATTAAAAACTGAATTATATGATAAAGAAACTAAACCAGGTATGACAGGTCAATGGTATGACGGAGCTCATGATTCCCTAGATAAGGTATTAAATATCTTAAACGAATATAGTCAATGAATCCATCATTAGTATTATTGTTTTGTTTGTCTCCACTAGCAATAATTTTTATTGTAATGAAACTGGCGGTGTGGATTTCTGAATCTGCAGCGTATCGTGCTAAGACAGAAGAACTAAAAACTATGCAACACGGTCCATATGAAATTTGGGATTATGAAGATGAAGAAGCAGACGACTGGGAAAGATAAACCTACAATAGAAGATGTAACTGACTCACAAAAAGACTGGGAAGACTTCTGGTATAACGAGGATAAATAGTATCAGCTTGGGAAGTTGACATGTCTGCTCAATGGTATAAAGAACAACCTGCCAATAGAAATTTTTTAAACCCTATTGGTTTTATCCTTAAACTGGAAAAGTTTGAAGGTGTAGATTTCTTTTGCCAAACAGCAAACATCCCCGACATTACAATGCCAACCACGGAAGTACCAACTCGATTTAGGAGTTTGTCTATTATCCCTGGTGGCGGAGTAACGTTCGGGGATTTTGTCGTGCGTTTTATTGTAGATGAAGATCTAGTAAATTATAATGCAATTCATAAATGGATGCGTGATAATGGAAATGCAGATGAGATGCTAAGACAAACTGATGAGGAAGATATCTATACTAATGGTCAACTATCAATTCTCACTAGTGCATTTAACCCAGCATTTATAGTAGATTTCAAAAACCTATTTCCAGTAGCACTGACTAATTTACAGTTTGATGCTACAATGAGTGATGTAGAGTACATAACTGCAGAGGTGGTATTTAAACACCAGCAGTTTTTCCTTTGTGATAAAAATAGTAAACGTTTATGAATTTTGAAACCCTTCGTAATAAATTTGAAAAATTGAGAGAGGACTGGTCAGAAGATTCTGCAGTTGACTTTCAATTCAAGAACAAACAGTATACCACAGATTTGGGACAACTTGCATTATCGATCCCTTTCCAACACAATAAATACTTAAACCATTACACTGACATTCAGCAGATCAAAACTTCACTTGAATTTGAGATCCGTAAATTGGTTAGAGAAAAACGAGAGTATTACTCTGGCGAGGCAGACGCTAAGACATACGCCGCTAAACCATTTGGATCAAGCATTAAAACTTCCGAGAAAATGAAAACTTACCTAGAGAGCGATGATGATATCATCAATCTTGAGGCGAAGATCAAGTATCTAGATCAGATGTTGTACTGGTTGGATCAAGTCATGCGTCAAATTTCTAATAGAGGGTTTCAGGTCAAAAGTGCCATTGAGTGGGAGAAATTTGTTAACGGACAATGATGACTACCCTTTCTATTAAGAAGAAGAACGAAGTTTACATTACAATTAATTCTAAGGAACCACATGTCCATCAGGAACTGTCGGACTACTTCACATTTGAGGTTCCTGAAGCTAAGTTCCTGAAGAAGAACCCCAGATACAAATACTGGGATGGAACTATTCGTCTGTACTCTCCTGGTACAGGCGACCTTTATGGTGGTCTAATGAAGCACCTACAAGTGTGGGCTAACGAGAGACAATATAAAGTTGAGTATGAAACTAATGACTGGTATGGAGAAGTCAGAGAAACTAACGACTTTGTTTCATACGCAGGCATTGAAACATTTATGAATAAAATTACACGATCTGAAATCAAACCAAGGGTGTATCAGTATCGTGCTGTTTACGAAGCAATTAAAAATAATAGGAAGCTCTTACTTTCTCCTACGGGTAGTGGAAAAAGTTTGATGATCTATTCCCTCGTGAGATACTATACTGCCACCAACAAGAAGACGCTGATCATCGTTCCTACTACGTCCCTTGTAGAACAGATGGTCAATGACTTTAACGATTACGGGTGGAATGCGGACGACCATGTGCATAAGATATATTCAGGCAAAGATAAAAATTCTGACAAACCAATTATTATATCAACCTGGCAATCAATCTACAAGTTTCCAAAAAGATACTTTGATGATATTGATTGTGTTATCGGTGATGAGGCACACCTATTTAAGTCGAAGTCCCTCACAGGAATCATGACTAAGTTACATAATGCAAAATATAGGTTTGGTTTTACTGGCACCCTAGACGGCACAAAGACACACAAATGGGTGTTGGAAGGATTGTTTGGTGATTGTGAACAGGTTACTAAAACAGACAGCTTAATTAAGGAAGGTTATCTTTCTAAATTTAGGATCAAAATCTTACTTTGTAAACATGCCCCGCAACACTTTGAATCATATCATGAGGAGATGGACTACTTGGTAGAGCATCGTGGTAGGAACAATTTGATTAAAAA